CAACATCCTTAAAAAACGACCTGCCGGTCTTCTTAGATAACGGCTACAAGGTCACCAAGGTTCAATGCGTTGACTTGTTCCCGCAAACTTATCACGTTGAGTGCGTAGTATTGATGTCAAAAGTACAGAAGTAAATACCGAAAAAGGCTTGAAAACAAGGCGTTTCCGAGAGTTGGGAGTTCGTTTCTCATCTGCTCTTTTGGATAACAAATGACCCTTGCCGTGTAATGAAAACAAGGGTTGAGTTGACAGGTTGAAAATGGGCAAGGTTGAGTTGATAAGATGATTTTGTGATAGGTCGAGTGGATAAGACGATTATCTTGCGACAAGGAGGAACAGTACCATGATAAATCTAGGAAAATTAAAAGAAATAAAAGACTTACGAAAGGTCTGGCCGCATGAAGCATTGGACTTTACTCCTTGGCTTGCGGAAGAGGATAATCTTACTCTGTTGGCAGATGCCGTTGGATTGGAGATTACCGTTGATGAGACGGAGTCCAGTGTTGGTGACTTCAATGTGGATATCTACGCAACAGAAACCGGAATGGATAGAAAAATCATCATCGAGAATCAGCTTGAGGATACGAACCATGACCATCTGGGCAAGTTAATTACATATGCGTCCGGGAAATCTGCTGACATTGTAATTTGGGTTGTAAAGAGAGCAAGAGAAGAACATCGCTCGGCTATCGAATGGCTGAATAATCACACCGATGAGAATATTGCGTTCTTCCTTGTAGAAATCAAGCTGTACCAGATTGGCGGTTCTGATATTGCCGTTAAGTTTGAGGTTGTAGAAAAGCCGAATGACTGGACAAAGGAAATCAAACGTAACACGAGCAACTCTCCTACACTGCAGGAAAGATACGATTATTGGGTTGCTTTTAATGATTATGCATTCCAAAACAATGCATTTGCAAAGCAGTTCAATAAAAGAAAAGCAAGTACCGACCATTGGATGACATTCAGTGTCGGCTCCTCTGCTTGCCACATCAGTATGTCGCAAATAAGAAAATACAACCACGCTCTTGTGGAATGGTATATTTCCGATGACAAAGAACTGTATCACAAATTCTATTCCAACAAGGCCACCATTGAACAGGAGATGGGTGTGCAGCTTGAGTGGAATGAACTTCCGGAGAAAAAAGCAAGCCGTATCCTGGTATATAAGACGGTCGATTTTGATAACAAGGATACCTGGTCAGAACAGTTTGATTGGATGATGGATATGGCAATCAAAATGAAGAAGGCGTTCAAAAAGTATTTATAAACAATTGAATACTGAGGTGGCTTGAAAGCAAAACGTCCCGAGGGTTGGAGGTATTCTTCTGGCTCTCGGATTTTCTTTATGGTTCGTTTGCAAGAAATATCATCAAACATCAAGAAACATCATATAAACCATTGAAAACAGAGTGCCTTCGTGATATAATAAGAATGGTATTATGTATCCATCAACATTTGACGAGGTGAAAATAGTGAATGAAATGATGAACGATAAATGGATAGGCATTGAAGAGGCCGCAGAATATTTAGGCGTTAAGCCTATTACAGTTAGAGACTGGATTAAAAAGAACACCGGAATTCCCGCCCATAAAATCGGAAAGCAGTGGAAGTTTAAATCTTCTGAATTAGACGCTTGGGTTAAAAGTGGAAAAAGTGCTATCTAACAGGAGGAACAATGAAATGGCTGATTTAGGTCAAGTATTTACAAAGGGTAATGTTGCCCGTTATATGGTTTCGTTATTCGATTTGCCTAAGCAAGCTGCCATTATGGATCCGTGCTTTGGTGCAGGTTCTTTTTTGGATGCACTTATAGAATATGAGTACGAAAACGTTACTGCTTGTGAAATGGATACTATTTTATTTGAAAACACAAAAGAGAAATACCAGCAGTATAAACTTATTAATGGCGATTTTCTTATTTATAACGCTTCCAATGCGTATGATGGTATTGTCATGAATCCTCCTTATATACGACAGGAGAAAATCGATGAATTAGAAGCATACGGAATAACAAAAGAGAGATTGCGTTCTAACTCCATATTTTCCGGCTTGCCAAGTACGGCAAATATGTATATGTATTTTATTATGAAAGCCATCGATTTATTGAAGAACGATGGACAGCTGATTGTTATTTTCCCAAGTAGTTGGATGAAAGCAAAAAGTGGAATTGAGTTTCAAAAAACTATGCTATCCAAATGTGGCATAGAAAATCAAATACATATTCACGGAGATGTATTTGAAAGAGAAGCATTGGTTGATGTAGTTATTCTAAAGTTAGTTAAAGGGAAAATGGATATTGACACCGTCGAGGAATATTTGGAATCAAAGGATGGAGAGTTGCAAAGTGTTTCTATAAGAGATAATAAGGCATTCGAGGAATTTGCTTATCCATTTTCTAAACTGGCTACAATTAAAAGAGGGTTAACAACAGGCTGCAATGAAATGTATATAAATCCAGACCTTCTTTGTGAAGATGGTGGATGTTTTAAGCCGATTATATCTTCGCCCAAAAGCATTGATGGATATACTACGCTTAACGCTCGTTTAGACCGCTTGTTCTGTCCGGTGGAGGATGCTGTTTCTGATGAAATATCAAGTTATCTGGATTTTTGGAAAAATAAAATAATTCAGGAGCAGAAACCCAAGACACTGTATATGAAAGTTAACAGCAGTGACAAGTGGTATGAAATACGAGAAATCTGTGGGGAGGGTATTTTGTTTAGCTATTTTGTTCGTAACGACATGAAGTTTGTTATGAACGAAACAGGTGTGCTTGCGAGAGACAATTTTTACGTTATTAAACCTAAAGTCGATAAGTGGGTTCTGTTCGCCTTACTGAATAATTATTACACATATTATCAGTTGGAATTGAGCGGAAAAAAATACGGAGCAGGATTGCTTAAATTGCAGAGGTATGATATTGAGGGATTGTTCTTTCCAAACTATGAAACGATTTCTGATTCTGATAAAAATGAACTGATGGTTTTGAGTCACAAATTACTTGAAAGTGCAGATTCTGCCGTCATAGGAGAAATCACAAAACTGATTTCTAAATATAGTAGAATCAGTTACAAAGAAATAACGGATAGATATGATGAAATAAAATCGAACCGATTGGAGGTTAAATGAAGTGAGCATAAATGTGGTTAGTTTATTCTCAGGTGGCGGTGGATTGGATTTGGGATTTGTTGCCGAGGGCTATAATATTATCTGGGCGATTGATAACAACAAAAACGCTACTGAAACTTATAAGGTTAATATCGGTGACCACATTATGTGTGCAGATATTAACCAAATTGATATCTGCAAGATTCCACACGCAGATGTGGTCATCGGAGGCCCACCTTGTCAGTCATTTTCTTTGGCGGGAAATAGAAATGTAGAAGATGAGCGAGGACAACTTGTCTGGAAATACATTCATATTATAGAGCAGGTGCAGCCCAAGGCTTTTGTGTTTGAAAATGTAACGGGATTGTTATCTGCCAAAAATTCGCAAGGCGAAAAAATAATAGAACTTCTTAAAATTGCTTTTAAGAAGATTGGCTATACGATTGAGCAGCAAGTTATGAATGCAGCCGACTATGGAATTCCTCAACGAAGAAAAAGAGTAATCATTGTAGGCTTGAAGGATGCAAAATTCGTATTTCCTAAACCTACGCACAGCGAGGATGGAATTGACTTGAAACGTTATGTGAGTGTGGAAGAAGCTCTTGGCGATTTGCCAAAAGCTATAGCAGATGAAAATGGTGTTGTAAATTACAGTATGCCTGCACAAAGCGAATTTCAGAAATTCGTAAGAAGAAATGTGGCTATTACAGAACATTTTATACCACAGATGAGTGAACTGGATGAATATATAGTGCGCCACGTAAAACCCGGCGGGAACTATATGGATATACCTGCTGATGTTAATTCAAGCAGAATAAGAAGACTCCAGCGAGATGGTGGACACACAACTTGTTACGGTAGACTTGCACCTGACAAGCCATCATATACAATAAATACTTATTTTAATCGTCCAAATGTTGGATGCAATATTCATTATAAGGAAAACAGGTTAATAACTGTGCGAGAGGCACTGAGATTGCAATCTTTCCCTGATGATTATAAGATTGTTTCAAGCAGTAAGCAGGGGCGAAACCTTATTGTCGGCAACGCAGTACCCCCAATGCTTGCGGGCGTAATCGCTCGTGAGTTGAAAAAATTTATTAAGGAGGACTAATCCATGTGGATTTCATATTCGGATTCGGAAGTGAATCGATTCCATCCTATATGTGAACGTGCATTAAATTATGCATTGAGGTTAATTGGAAAAGATGACCAGTATAGGGTTTTGCATCACCAATATACGGGTGCCCTTGAAATGGACTATGTTGTTCAAAATATTGCAACAGGTAAATATCTATGCGTTGTAGAAGTAAAAAGAACACCTGCAGATGTGCATAGTGCGAGATATCAGTTCCAGGCAATGTCATATGTCCAAATGAATGCGGGTCAATCTGAAAAACCGTTTTATATTCTCACAAATCTGGAATATGCATTTTCTTTTAGATATGATGCAGGTAGACCACGTGTTTTTCAGCAGATGTTAAAGCCAGGTCTTTCCCACATAGGAAGCTTTGACATTGATGATGAAGAAATTTTTGTTGAAAAACTTGCAAGATATTTTAGTGAACGCCTAACTGACTACACTAACAATTCCTATGATTATTTGGTTACTCTCGAGGAATTTGCATCTCATATGGAACATATAAAGGATGAACCCAAAAGATGGAAGACGCATTTGGCTGCTCTTTTATATGAATATATTAGAGGCGCATTTACTTTCATCAACAGAAATGAATTAAGAGATATCAGATTATTTAGAAATGATGTGGAAAGAATTTGCGATGAAGCGGCTCGTGTAAATTTTAAGGATATCTTTAATTATTCTGACGAGTCTTTTGAACGCACAGTGGATATAGAAAATGATACTCTAATTGATTTGTACGATTTTGGTAACCAAAACATAAATGGTGACTCTGTTGCTGGAATTTTACATTCAATAGTGTCAGCAGGACATGAACACGATGGAGAAGTTCCTACAGATTTGGAATTGGCAAGAATTGTTGCGGAATTAGCAAAATACAGCAGTGGTGATTTAGAGCCTACTGATTTAGTGTGTGACCCGGCAGCAGGAAGTGGCAACCTTATTAGCGCGGCCATACCTACATATAATTTGCTTCCTACGCAAATTGTTGTCAACGATGTAAATAGCAAGCTGCTTGAGTTATTGTCATTACGAATCGGCTTGAATTATGCAAGTACAATAAGTCTGAGAAACTCACCTGCTATTTATAATCGAAATATAGCGGATATTGAACCACTTTTCTTTAATGATGTCAAAGTTGTGGTAATGAATCCGCCGTTTTCTGCAGGCATAAATTGTGTAGCTCGAAAACAGCCAATGTATCGGACTATTAAAAGGTTAACTGGTAGTGATGCAAAAACCAGCATCGGTCAAATGTCCTTGGAAGCAGTATTTCTTGAGTTGCTCATCGAACTTGTTCAACCAGGCACAACAATATCGTGCGTATTCCCTAAAACGCATTTAATGGGAAGAGGACCTGAGGCAAAAGCAATAAGACGCTTGTTGCTACATCAATTTGGACTTCATCTTGTATTTACTTATCCCGGCGATGAGATTTTTGATGATGTAACAAAGGATACTTGTATCCTTGTTGGTAGAGCAAAGATGCCTGCGGATTCTGTGAAAGTTGTATCAAGCTACGATAAAATACCTAACATTGATATCCATAGATTCGCACAGACGTTACCAAATGATGCATCAGAGGATTTTGCACCTATGATGCCGGGTATTGTGGCTAAGAAAATTTCCACGCAGGAATTATCTGATACTATAGATGACGGTTGGAGAATGTTGAATAGCGAAATGGTTGATGCAATCACATTTGTCAAAGAAAATTTTCAGAGTTCTCCACAGTTTACGGAACTCTCTGAATTAGATTACCCGACAAAACGAGGTCAAGCTGGAAATAGCGGTGGCAGTGATATTATGTTCTTTGATTCAAGGCCTGATCTATATGGACAGTTCGAGAATCGGGATATTATTCTTTCTGCTGGAATGCGAAATGCTAAGCTGGATACGTTTGATATTGGAATGGGAGATAGTGATTTCTTGGATGTTTCAGATAATTCAGAGGAAATCGTAGATGCCATTATTGATGCTTACAACGCACTTCCTGATAGAGAAGGAAGGCAGCAACGAAGACGAAAGACAAATCAAGAGTGGAAAAAGATATTAATCAAGGAAAGCAGAGGCAGGTTTTCAGCTAATTCAGTTTTGATTCCAAGAGCAATCAGAACAACCGGAAGAATTTACTTGTCACGTAATCCAGTGTTTGTATCTACAAACTTTGTTGTTTGCACATTGCCTTCTTTGAACAAGGCAATCATGTTATCAACATGGATGAGCACCATTTTTTATCAATTGATATGTGAAGTGTCCTCTAAAGACCAGGAAGGCATGAGAAAAATGGAAGTTTCGGATATAGAAAAGACCTATGTTCCTGCATTGGATAATGTGACACAAGAAACAATAACAGCTTTGACAGGCGAATACGGTTCAATAGAATTCTTAAATCTTGCAACTCCTGCAATTAGAGAAGTGGATAGGATTTGGGCTAAGGAACTATTTGGAGAAGATGCGGATGAAATATTGAATACTGCGAGAAGAATGTTGGAATATCTCGCCAACAGAAGAAATCCGTAATTAAAGGAGGGCACTTATGGCAGCAGCACATCGTTCATTTGCTGAATATGTAAAAAAGAAATTTGATAATAATTTCTGGGCGGCTGCCGAAAGCTACCTGGAGGCAAACCTTGATTCCTTGGGAATTGAATTAAGAAGAATTCATCGTGCCGGAGAAACGGAGATTTCAGATGTCAAGGTAGAACACGTGTGGGTTGAAGACAAACCAGGCATGGAGGTGCATTTCGATGTGGCCATTTCCATTTGGTTTGAAACCCATGAGGGAGATTACCATTACGACGATTATGATGAAAATATCGTGTGGATGATGGCTCATTGCCGTGGTGATCTGGATAAGAACCTGGATGATTTTGAAATCCTGCGAGTCTCAAAATACAATGGTAAAAGCCGTGTTAAAGACCCGATGGATGATTCTCTTGTGCCGATTATCCCATATGAAAAGTTGGATGATGTGGCAACAGTATTCTTGCAGGAATATTATCCGGCTGCACTTCGCATTCCAATGCGTGGTCAAGACCCTGTATGGGTTGACCCGACAGAACTTGCAAAGAACATGGGGTTAACCGTCAAAAATCAGCGTATCCGTGAAGATGGTTCTGTATTTGGACAGATTTATTTTGATGATACCGATACAGTAATGTACGATGCAAACGAGGATGCAGATGCTCCTACACACATCAAAGGAAAAACAATTGTTGTGGACCCGCAGATTTATCTGCTTCGAAATCTTGGTTCATTTAATAATACCATTGTCCACGAGTGTGTTCACTGGGCGAAGCATCGCAAGGCATTCAAACTGGAACAGCTATTCAATACGGATGCTTCTTACATTAGCTGCGAGGTTGTCGGTGATGCAGATTCGCGCATATCCATAAAATCCACAAAGTATATGGAAAAGCAAGCTAATCAGCTTGCACCGAGAATTCAGATGCCGAAGGAACCTTTTACAATAAAGGCTAAAGAATACATAGCCTATTACATGAGACAGACCGAGGCAAGGCATACGGTCGATGTCATGGAAATGGTAATCGGGGCATTGGAGCGGGATTATGGTGTTTCGAGACAAGCCGTAAAAATCCGATTAGTTGAACTTGGCTTTGAAGAAGCCATCGGCACATTTAACTATGTTGATGGACACTATGTAAAGCCACATGGTTTCCGCAAAGGCGCTATCAAAGTTAATCAGACATTTACTTTGAGTGCCCAGGACGCTGCAGTTCAGCGTTTTATGAATTTGGAACTCCGTGAAAAGACCGCAAACGGCGATTATCTTTTCGTGGATAACCATTTTGTTTATAACGCTCCCCTATATGTCGGTTATAACGAAGATGGCAAACTTGAACTAACCGATTATGCCCGAGCGCATATGGATGAATGCTGTCTTGCTTTTGATATGGAAATCACAAGCAAGGTAGAATCCACATACCATACTGCTTGTTTCCTTAATCGTGAGCCGAGCGATGTAACCTTTGATATTACATATCACAACGGATATCAAAACGCACCGCAATCACGCCAGGTAGAGATGAGGAAAAAGCAACAGGCTGAATGGTTGGAAATTCGCAGGCAGATGACGGATGACCCTGAACAGTGTATGGATTTATTGCTTGATTGGCGTGGAATGAAGTACACGGACCTTGGTGATGCGATTGACCGTGACCCTAAAACAATCAGCCGAACAGTGAAAGGAACAACAAATCCATCTGTTGAAACAGCGGTTCTTATTTGCTTTGGCATGAACCTCCCTCCTGTTATCAGTGAAAAGCTGTTGGATGTTTTGAATTGCAAGTTAAAGCCTATAAATCCAGAGCATCAGTGGATTAGCGAGGCTTTGCACGTGAAGTATCCGGAGCCATTGTGGGCAGTCAGAGAGTATTTGGAACAGTACGGTGTAAAAATTTAAAAATTTTTTTTCATAAAAAAACGGACATGGCGTGTCCGGTGAAATGGGGGTGACATGATGGGATTAACCATGCTCGAGATGATAGATAACAGGTTGGCGCACTTTTTTCCGCAGCCGGAATTATACGATGTTTCCCCGTTTAGTATTGAGAATCTGCGTGATTGTATCATCATGTTCATTCTTAAAGATGCGTACTATTTGACTGAGCCGAAACAATCGTTAAGAGAAAATCGAGGAACGGATGCAGACGATGTAAGAATGCGTGACAGCAGAAATATTGCATATGCTCAGCATTATCGAGACCTTCAGTATAATCATGTAAACAACGACTTAGGTATTGAAATACCGGAGTTGCTTTCTGCGGATGTCGAAACCATGCGTGGAAAACTGCAGGGGCATAATATTACCCCGATGCAGTATTTTGAATTAAATACGCTTGCAGACCATCCACTGCTTAAAGCTATCGTAAATAAGCGAATCTGTGACGTAAAGAAAATATCCAATGCAACCTTCCTTGAATATATGCAGGATTATGATAAATTGGTAAGCCTGCTTCTTAAAAAACTGGATGGCTCGGATGAGGATGTTATTTTCGGTACAATCGCGTTGTTTACATTAGAATGGAAATATAATGTAGAACTGTTTTATTCCTGTGCAGTCAATGCGGAAGAAGCAGGGGTTCAGGATGTTCCGGTGCATCGCCTGGCGGGATTATGCGCCGAACTTTCAATGCCGTTAGCACCGGATTTTACACAGATGCTTCATACAGAAAGTCGATTTGTTCTACACAGGCTGAAACTGGTACCAACCGTATATACCGCATCGGAATCAGATTGGGATGAAGTAAAAGATAAAATATGCCATTATCAGACGGCCAGATATTATATTGAGAAAGAGATTGTACGCAAATGGGATATGGCAGGTTTCTTTGCCCGATACACCACAAGAGAACAGTGGGCAAAATTCTTCCGAGAACACTATGATTTAAGACAAATCTACGCTCCTAAGGAATGGAATAATAAACGCATTCGCTATATGAGAAGTATTTATAGTGCGATGATTAAGAACCAACCTACACCATAATCCCGTTTTTCCGATTTTTCGTTCTTAAAAGCCTTCATAAAAATTAGATAAAATTAAGCCAGAACATGAGAGTAAATGCTCTTCGTGTTCTGGCTTTTTTGCGTTTTACGGCAATTTTTAGCGGACACGGCGTGTCCATCGCAGAAAAAAATTCCAGTGTAAACTATAAATAAAAACGCCTGACATTGAGACGGGTACACAGAAATGCGTATCCATCTGAGTGCCAGACACTCAAATAAAAAAATATACCAATGCCCGAAGTGGTCGACCTTAAGGCGGCGGGATACATCAAGAGTCAAATTCACGGTATAGCCGTGGACTGACCAAAGATGTACCCACCGTGCTTTGCCATGCCCATTTTCGGTATCAGAGTCGGTGTGTACCATCACATCGGCTCTTTTTGTGTCCCTGCCGCCACCCAATCGGGCAGAAAAGAAAGGCAGGGACTTTAAATGAGAAAGTTCAAAACAGCGGAAGACAACCGTACAAATTACATCTATTACTTCAACGATGGTACAAGCTACACCATCACTCCCGGCGAAAACGGAGAAAACGCAACCATTATCTCACAGCTTCATGGCATGGACGATGACGAGTTGGATGCACAGCGTAGAGAGGCATATCACTGTCCGGTTCACTTGGACGGCTACCACGATGGGGACGGCGACGATGCGGATGACCGCAACCCTTACCTTGAGGATGACACCTACAATCCTTTGCAGCAGATTCTCACTTCAATCGCAAATGAAGAACGTTCCGTCCGTATGGAAAAGTTGAAGGTGGCTCTTTCGGAACTGACGGACAAGCAGAAAGATACCATTATTAAGAAGTTCTATCGCAATATGACCAACGTGCAGATTGCAGCAGAAGAAGGTGTTTCCGAGGCAGCTATCCGTAACCGCTTGACGAAGATTTACGCAACGCTGAAAAAGAAAATTTAAAAAAAGTTTTATTTGAGGGGGTTCGATTCCCCCTCATTTTTCGCTTATGGACAGAGGGGTGAGAAAAACTCCTCGGAAAGGAGCCAAGTGCAATGGTAAAACACAAAATCTCTATTAACATTGCAAAACCCGGCGGCACACCTTCTCCGGTAGTCCGAAGCGGAACGATGCAGATTCGTAAGAGAATACTTGATTTTCTCTTCGGTCAGCAGGTAAACGTCCTGGTTCTGTCCCCCGGCGACTCGGTGCAGACTGTCGAGATTCACGAACTGAAAGGAGGCGAAAACCATGACAAACGCAAACAAGTTTAACCTGCTCCTTGATGTGGTGAAGCTGATGCACTCGTTGGCAGACGGACTGGAGGCTGTGGCTTATGCTTTTGCAGATAGCCAGGAAATCTTCGTAGAAGCCAAGGAAGTGTCGAAGCCTGTCGAAACAGGACAACCCGCAAAACAGATAGCAGCAGAAAAAGTACCTTCATTGGCAGATGTCCGTGCCGTACTTGCGGTAAAAACGCAGAACGGAATGACGGCCGAGGTCAAAGGTCTGATTACCAAGTACGGCGGCACTAAGCTGTCGGATGTGGACCCGAAGCATTACGCAGACCTTATTAAGGATGCGGAGGTGCTTGGCAATGGGTAATCACGCACTTCTTTCTCCTTCCAGTTCACACAGGTGGCTTTCTTGCACTCCAAGTGCGGTTCTGGAAACGGAGTTTGAAAACAAGAGCAGTAATGCTGCCGAGGAAGGTACCGCTTTTCACGCATTATGCGAACACAAGCTGAAGAAGGCACTCCGCAGACGCAGTAAAAGACCTGTTTCCGCATTCAACACCGATGAGATGGAAGAACACTCTGACGGCTATGTGGAGTTTGTGTTGGAGCAGCTTGAAAAAGCAAAGCAGACCTGTCCTGATCCACTGGTGCTGATTGAGCAGAAGGTTGACCTCTCGGATTTTGTGCCGGGGTCTTTCGGAACGGCAGACTGTCTGATGGTTTCAGATGACACCCTTCACATTATTGATGCGAAGTACGGACTCGGAGTCCTTGTAGATGCGGAACGAAATACGCAGCTCATGTGTTACGGCATCGCAGCCCTTGGTGTCTATGAAAGCCTATATGACATCAAGGAAGTTTCACTTTCAATATTTCAACCAAGACGTGAAAACGTCCAGACATGGACGGTATCCGTGGAGGAGTTGAAGGATTGGGCGGAAAACGAACTGAAACCCAAGGCACAGATAGCTGCCAAGGGCGAAGGCGAATATTGCCCCGGAGAATGGTGTCAGTTCTGCCGTGCAGCGGTCAAGTGCCGTGCAAGGGCAGCAGAAAAACTCCGTATTGCAGAGGAAGAATTCAAGCTACCACCTTTACTTACTGATGAAGAGATTGAATCCATTCTTCCGATGTTGCCGGATATCACCAAGTGGGCAAATGAAATCAGTGCCTATGCCTTGGAGGCGGCACTTAACCACGGTAAGCAGTGGAGCGGGTTCAAGGTTGTGGAAGGTCGTTCTAACCGTAAGTTTTCCGATGAGGATGCGGTGGCGGCGGCAGCCAAGGAACACGGTTACACGGATATTTACCGTCAGAGCCTTATCACGCTGACAGAAATGCAGAAGCTGATGGGCAAAAAGCAGTTCGAGGAAATCCTGGGCGGCCTCGTAATCAAACCACCCGGAAAGCCGACCCTCGTTCCTCTTTCGGATAAGAGGCAGGCAATGAATGTATCAGACGCAAAAAACGAATTCAATGAAATTATGGAGGATTAATATTATGGCAAACGTAAACAGAACTAAGGTTATCACTGGCAAGAACACTCGTCTTTCTTACTTCCACGGTTGGGAGCCTGTCAGCATTAATGGCGGTGCAGAGAAATATTCCGTATCCGTGCTGATTCCGAAGGACGATACCGAAACCATCAACGCTATCAACGCTGCGGTGGATGCTGCGATTGAGGAAGGTATCGCCAAGTTCGGCGGCAAGAAACCTAACAAGGGCGCTATCAAGTTGCCTCTTCGTGACGGCGATGTTGAGCGTGACGATGACGCCTATAAGGGTCATTACTTCGTGAACGCCAACAGCACCACTGCCCCTCAGATTGTGGACAAGGCTGTGAAGCCTATCCTTGACCGTGACGAGGTCTACTCCGGCTGTTATGCGAGAGTGTCTTTGAACTTTTACGCATTTAACAGTAACGGCAATCGTGGCGTTGCCTGTGGTCTTGGCAACATCCAGAAAATCCGTGACGGTGAGTATCTCGGCGGGCGTACTTCCGCAACCGATGACTTCTCCACTGTTGAGGATGACGATTTCCTGGCTTAAGTGTAACCTTTGGCAGGCGGTGTGAAATACCACCGTCTGCCTCAAACGAAAATTACGAAATACGAGGTAAAACGATATGAACGAATTATACGAATTTATGAAACAGGTCGATGTGATTGTGCTTTTCTGCCTGATCTACGGTCTTGCCATCAACGGCATCGTATGGACGGTATGTGAGGTTATCCGCTTTATTGTAAAGAAGGTCAAAGCCTTCCACGAAAAGCGTAAGCAGAAAAAGGCTGCACAGAATGAAGATGTGACCGAGTAAACATGACGGGCGGCGGAGGATATTCTTCTGCCGCCTTTGTCATAGAAAGGAATGTGCTATGAAAACATTGAGTATTGATATTGAAACCTTCTCCTCGGTCAATCTGCAAAAATGTGGTGTTTACAAATACGCAGAGAGTGAGGATTTTGAAATATTGCTGTTTGGCTATGCCGTGGATGGTGGTGCGGTGCAGGTGGTCGACCTTGCCTGTGGGGAGAAAATCCCGACAGAGATTATTGAGGCACTGACCGATGATGCCGTTATAAAAACCGCTTTTAATGCTGCCTTTGAGAGGGTGTGTCTGTCCAGGTTTTTATCAGATATGGGTGTAAGCCTTGACCCGTTCCATGACAATCATCCTTTGTCGCAGGAGTGCGCCCGTTACTTAAATCCGGCAAGTTGGCACTGCACCATGATATGGTCGGCAACTCTGGGTCTGCCACTTTCCCTTGAAGGTGTCGGTGCGGTTCTTGGACTGGAAAAACAGAAGCTGACCGAGGGTAAATCTTTAATCAAATACTTCTGCGTTCCCTGTGCGCCGACCAAAGTGAACGGTGGTCGCACAAGAAATCTGCCGGAGCATGATATGGAAAAATGGCAGCAGTTTAAGGCGTACAACCTCCGTGATGTGGAAACAGAGATGGGCATCCAAGCAAAGCTGTCTCGTTTTCCTGTGCCGGATAAGATTTGGGATGAATACCATGTGAGCGAAGAAATCAATGACCGTGGTATCGGCGTGGATATGGTGCTTGTAAAAGAGGCTATTGAAATCGACAGTATCAGCCGTGACCACTTGACCTCCAAAATGCAGGATATGACAAATCTCGACAATCCCAACTCCGTGCAGCAGATGAAGATGTGGCTGTCGGATAACGGTATGGAGATGGAAAGCCTCGGCAAAAAAGAAGTGGCGGCGGCAATCAAAACGGCACCACAGGATATTACTGATGTGCTGTCCTTACGTCAGCAGCTTGCCAAGAGCAGTGTGAAAAAGTATACGGCAATGGAAAATGCCGTCTGCATGGATAACCGTGCAAGGGGTATGTTTCAGTTCTACGGAGCCAACCGAACCGGAAGATTTGCGGGAAGGCTGATTCAGTTGCAGAACCTGCCTCAAAATCACATGGAAGATCTGGCAGAAGCTCGTGGTCTTGTACGTAGCGGAAATTATGATGCCTTGGAACTTTTATATGAAGATATCCCAGATACTCTGTCACAGCTTATCCGTACTGCCTTTGTACCACAAAAGGACAGAAAATTTATCGTAGCAGACTTTTCTGCCATTGAGGCGAGGGTTCTTGCGTGGCTTGCGGGAGAACAGTGGCGTCTTCGTGTGTTTGAGGAAGGCAAAGACATCTATTGCAGCAGTGCCAGTCAGATGTTTGGTGTTCCGGTTGAAAAGCACGGCGTGAACGGACACCTCCGTCAAAAGGGAAAAATCGCTGAACTCGCCCTCGGCTACGGGGGTTCGGTCGGTGCCTTGAAAGCAATGGGTGCCCTTGAGATGGGTCTTACGGAGGAGGAACTTCAGCCTCTTGTATCTGCATGGAGAAATGCCAATCCGATGATAACCAGGCTGTGGTGGGATATCGACCGTGCCGTAAAGACCTGCGTGAAAGAAAAAAGCAGAACGGAAACCCACGGCATTGTATTTCACTATCAGAGTGGATTTCTGTTTCTGACCTTACCGTCCGGCAGACAGCTTGCCTATGTGAAACCACGCATGGGAGAGAATCAGTTCGGCGGCGAGGCAGTGACCTATGAAGGCGTAGGCGCAACAAAGAAGTGGGAGCGCCTGGAAAGCTACGGTCCTAAATTCACGGAGAATGTGGTGCAGGCAATTGCAAGGGATATTCTGATGTTTGCCATTCAAACTTTGAGCCACTGCGACATCGTTGCCCACGTTCACGATGAAGTTATCATCGAGTGCGACCGCAGGGTTTCCCTGGATGCAGTCTGTGAGCAGATGGGCAGGACTCCGCCTTGGGCGAAAGGCTTACTCCTTCGTGCAGACGGATACGAATGCGATTTTTACAAAAAAGATTAAAATTAGGGGGTTCGATTCCATCGAATTCTTCGCTTATAGGCAGAGGGATACAAGTCCTTCTGCCTATTAAATTTTTAAGGAGGATTCGCTATGGACGAATTAATCAGAATCAACTATGACAGTGAGCGCCCTACTGTGAACGGACGCGATTTACACGATGCTCTGCAGATAAAGACCGCATACAAAGATTGGTTTCCGAGAATGTGTGAATATGGCTTTTTCGAGGGTACAGACTTCTGCTCATTTTTGAGCGAAAGTTCCGGTGGCCGTCCTGCGGTAAATCATCAGCTTACCATTGATATGGCAAAGCAGCTCTGCATGATTCAGCGTACCGAAATCGGCAGAAAGTTCCGCCAGTATTTTATCCAGGTGGAAGAGGCATGGAACTCACCCGAAGCGGTTATGGCGAGAGCGTTGCAGTTTGCAAATCAGCAGCTTGCCCTTCTGAAACATCAGAACATGGAACTGACAGATACCATTGCAGTTCAGAATCAGCAGATTTTGGAGATGAAGCCGAAGGTTAGCTACTACGATGTGGTGCTTAATTGCAAAGACCTTATTTCCACATCAGCCATTGCCAAGGATTATGGAAAATCCGCTATCTGGATGAACCGCTATCTCCACGAAAAAGGTGTGCAGTTCAAGCAGGGCGACATTTGGCTTTTGTATCAGAAATACGCACAGAAGGGTTACACAAGCACCAAAACACACAGCTATCCGGGTACTGATGGGGAAACTCATACGAAGGTGCATACCTACTGGACTCAGAAAGGCAGACTTTTCATTTACGAACTTATGAAATCAGACGGCATGATGCCTTTGATTGAGCAGGAGGTGTAATGCAATGGGAATCGATAGATTTAATTCCGAGGGTTACTATGACCCGACCTGCTATGAGGCAATGACAAATGTGGTAAAAGCGGACAGACAGTCCGCTTTCCGCCCTATGGTGTACATCTGCTCCCCGTTCTCCGGTGATACAGAATATAACACTGTGCAGGCAAGAAAATACAGCCGTTTTGCTTATGAGCAGAAGGCAATTCCTGTAACGCCGCATTTACTGTATCCGCAGTTTATGTCGGATGACAATCCGGAAGAACGTGCCGATGCCATGCATTTTAATTATGTACTGCTTGGTAAGTGCAATGAGTTGTGGGTGTTCGGTGATGTGATTTCCAAAGGCATGGCTCACGAAATCGGTATTGCAAAAAAGAGAAATCAGACCATTCGTTGGTTCAATCAAAATTGCGAGGAGGTTAGCAAAAATGCGTGATTTAAATATAGCATACGGCGGCAGCCGACAGGCAAAGACATGGGTCAATAAAACCATCCAGTTTGATGAACTGAAGGAACGCCTGAAAGTTACCATCCGAACTCCGGAGTCAGCAGAAGAATACGCAAAGATGAACAAGGCACAGCGTGATCTGGCAAAAGACCACGGTGGGTTTGTTGGCGGTGTCCTTAAGGGCGGACGCAGAAAAATCGACACCGTGGAATCACGCTCTATGCTTTCTCTTGACGGTGACCGCATTACAAAGGAATTTTTAGAGGGGTTTGAAGCTACATTCCCATATACCTCTGTGCTTTACACCACGCACAGCAGCACGGAAGAAAATCCGAGGGCAAGAATTGTCTGCCCTCTGACCCGTGATGTAACGCCGGAGGAGTTTGTTGCCGTATCCCGTTATGTGGCACAGATGCTCGGCATCGATTACTTTGACGAGTGTTCCTATCTTCCCAATCAGCTGATGTATTGGCCGTCCACTCCGCAGAACGGTGCATTTGTGTATAAGGAAACGGACGGCGGTTGGATTGACCCCGATGAAATCCTCTCTGCACATCCGGAATGGACTGACCCTACAAGACTGCCTACTTCCGCCAGGGAGAGTAAGGCAAACAGCGTAACACAGCAGAAAGTGCAGGACCCGCTTTCCAAGGAAGGCGTGGTGGGTCTTTTCAATCGTGTGTACCATCCGATTTCCAAAGCACTGGAGATTTTCCTGTCGGATGTATATGAGCCGACCGATAACGAGAGCCGTTGGCACTTCATCCAGTCAAGCAGTATGGCAGGCGTGGAAATCAAAGAAGATAAGTTCGTTTACAGCCACCATGCCAAAGACCCTGCATACCTCAAACTTTGCAACGCTTTTGATATTGTCCGTATCCATAAATTCGGCGATACGGATGACAAAAAATCTTTTAATGCTATGTGTGAGTTTGCCATGCAGCAGGATGATGTAAAACTCCTTGCTGCCAATGAAAGACTGGCACAGGCAAATGTGGATTTTTCCGTTGACGGTGATGAGGACTGGAAGAAAAAACTCCGCTATCAGCCGAAGACCAGTCTGCTTGAAAACAGCGTGTATAACTTAAACCTCATCTTAAACAATGACCCTGATTTCAAAAACTTTGCATTCAATGAGATGGCAAACCGTATTCAGATAACAGGTTCTCTCCCTTGGGAGCGTCCTAAAGGAAATGCATTCTGGCGTGATGCAGATACGGCACAACTTAAGTCTATCATTGACATCCGCTATCTGCCGTTTTCCAGTCGTAACCATGATGTTGCTTTTACCAAGGTTGCCGATGACCGACACTTCCACCCTGTCCGTGACTATCTTGACAGTCTGCCGGAGTGGGATGGCGTAAAGCGTGTGGAAGACCTCTTTATTAAATATCTGCAGGCGGATGATACGGAGTATGTACGCACGGTTACAAGAAAAACCTTTGCAGCCGCTGTTGCCCGTATTTATGTTCCCGGCATCAAGTTTGACTGCGTTCCCGTGCTTGACGGTGAACAAGGTATCGGTAAGTCCACCATTGTGAAAGACCTTGTGGGTTCGGAGTATTATTCCGAAACACTGTCCCTTACGGATATGGATGACAAGTCCGGTGCGGAAAAACTACAGGGATTTTGGGCAGTGGAAATCGGCGAACTTGCGGGTATGAAAAAAGCCGACATTGAGAAAGTGAAAGCGTTCCTTTCTACCTGCGATGACAAATACCGTCCTTCCTACGGTCGAGTGGTGGAATCCCATCCAAGACAGTGCATTATCATTGCTACGGTTAACGGTGAGCGTGGATATCTGCGTGATATTACGGGGAACCGCCGTTTTTGGATTATCAAGGTGCATCAGAAAAAGCAGAAAAAGACCTGGAACTTTACCGATGAATACCGTCAGCAGTTCTGGGCAGAAGCCAAAGCCATCTGGAAATCCGGCGAGAAGCTGTTCCTTGAGGGTGATGTTCTTGCGGAATCTGAAAAGGTGCAGCAGTCTGCGATGGAAGTGGACGAGCGTGTTGGTATGGTGGAAGAGTATCTGAATGCCTTACTGCCGACCGATTGGGACAGTATGGATTTGTACCAGAGACGAAACTTCCTGCAGGGCAGTGAGTTCGGACAGCCTGATCACAAAGGTGTGGTGGTACGCACGGAGGTCAGCAATCCGGAAATCTGGTGTGAGTGCTTTGGCAAGAATCTGCAGGAACTGAAACCCTCGGACAGCTATGCCATTGCAGCACTGATGAGTCAGATTAGCGGCTGGGAGCGAACCAATTCTATCAAGCGTCAGCCGATTTATGGCAGGCAGCGACTTTACAAATTCGGAGGTTAAGAACACAAGATTGCGACACAACACAACTATTTCCCTTATATTCGAAATGGTTGTTTTTAAGGGTAAAGGTAAAGGCACCCGTGTATAGGCGCGTAAGAAATATATAGGGAATAGTTGTGTAATTGTGTTTCTTGTGTCAGATGGGAGGCAGACATGAGAGAACAGATAATAGAGAAAAAATTCACGGACGCAGTGAGAAAAATGGGAGGTCTTGCACCGAAGTTTGTAAGTCCAGGTTTAGATGGTGTGCCAGACCGACTGGTGCTTTTGCCAATGGGAAGAATGGCTTTTGTGGAATTCAAGGCTCCCGGTAAAAAGATGCGTCCTTTACAGATAAGACGTAAAAAGCAGTTGGAAAGCCTCGGCTTTAAGGTTTTCTGCGTTGACAGTTTAGAACAGATTGGAGGTGTGATTGATGCAATACAATCCTCATGAGTATCAGACTTATGCGACAAACTTCATATTGGAACATCCGGTGGCAGCGGTTCTCCTTGAGATGGGTCTTGGCAAGAGTGTCATCACACTAACTGCCATTTACGAACTGATGCTGAATCGCTTTGAGGTACAGAAGGTTTTGGTGATTGCACCACTTCGAGTGGCACGGGATACCTGGCCTGCGGAGATTGAAAAGTGGGAGCATCTTGAAGGGTTGACCTACTCCGTGGCAATCGGAATGGAGGCAGAAAGGCTTGCAGCCTTAAGGTGTCCTGCCCACCTGTACTTAATCAACCGAGAAAATGTGGACTGGCTGATTACAAAAAGCGGTATCCCCTTTGATTTTGACATGGTGGTGATTGATGAGTTATCTTCCTTCAAATCCCATGCGGCGAAAAGGTTCAAAAGCCTTCTGAAGGTAAGACCAATGGTAAAAAGGATGGTAGGACTTACGGGTACTCCGTCCAGTAACGGCTTGATGGATTTATGGGCGGAGTTTCGTATCCTTGATATGGGTCAGAGGCTTGGCAGGTACATTACCCACTATCGAAATAATTTCTTTGTGCCAGATAAGAGAAATCAGCAGATGGTTTTCTCCTACAAGCCAAGACCCGGTGCGGAGGATGCCATTTACAGACTGATTTCGGACATTACGATTTCTATGAAATCAGCGGATTTTCTAAAAATGCCGGAATGCATCATAAACGAAGTGCCTGTTGCCCTTTCGGAAAAAGAGTGGTCAGTGTACCAAGCCTTAAAAGAGGATATGGTGGTAGACCTTAAGGATGAGGAGATTGATGCCGTAAATGCTGCAGCACTATCCGGGAAACTTCTTCAGATGGCAAACGGTGCCGTCTATAACGAGGAAAAAGAAGTCATTCACATCCATGACCGAAAACTGGATGCCCTTGAAGATTTGATTGAAGGTGCAAACGGAAAGCCTGTGCTTGTGGCATATTGGTACAACCACGATTTGCAGAGAATTAAAGAGCGTTTTTCGGTAAGGGAAATAAAAACAAGCCAGGACATCAAGGATTGGAACAATGGCAATATCCCCGTTGCCGTTATCCACCCTGCCAGTGCAGGACACGGCTTAAATATCCAGTTCGGCGGTTCTACGATTATATGGTTTGGGTTGACCTGGTCACTGGAACTTTATCAGCAGACCAACGCCCGCTTGTGGAGACAGGGTCAAAAGAGTACCGTGGTCATCCATCATATTATTGCGAAAGACACCATTGATGAGGATGTGATGAAGGCACTTCGTAAAAAGGAAAAAATCCAATCGGCACTTATCGATTCCGTAAAGGCAAGGATTGGAGGTGCTGCCCATTGACCGACCCTTATGAAAATCTTGCAAACAGCATCATCCTCTTAGCCGTAAAGGACTACAGGGATGCCTTGAAAAAACTCAAAAAATGGCCCAGAAATGAATCAGCGAAAATGATGAAAGATGAGGTGGAGAGGTTCTTCCGCTCTGCGTGGTATAGGGAACTTACCTCAGTGGATGGAGAGTATTTAATCTCCAAATTACAAGCGGAGGTGGATGAACCATGAAAGTAAAGGAATATTTAGGACAGGCATACCGCCTTGACCAAAGAATCAACTCGGATATTGAGGAACTTGGGAAACTGAGAGAAATGTCGAGCAGTATCGCATCCCCTTGTCTGGAGGAGCGTGTGCAGACTTCAAGAAATACGGATGCACCTTTTGTACGCAGCGTTTTTAAGATTATGGAGTTGGAGGATAAAATCAACGCCGAAATCGACAACCTTGTGGAACTGAAAAAGCAGATACGCACGGTGATTGATGAGGTCGCCAATACCGATGAGCGTATGGTTTTGCGTTACCGTTACATCCACAACCATACCTGGGAGCAGATTGGGGATGAACTCCACGCCGACAGAACCACGGTGTACCGTTGGCATAACAGTGCCATCAACCATGTGACCATGCCGGAAAATCCAATCAAAATATAAAGCCTGCACACTTTGCAACACTTTGCAACAAGATACCACAGTGGCATTTATGATATGATATAATCAGCGAAAAGCAGAATGAAACCAAGCCTTGAGGGAGCAATCCTTCAGGGCTTTTCTTATGCCCCGAGGAGGTGAAACAAGTGCCAAGAAGACCAAAGCGACCGTGTTCTTTCACCGGCTGTCCCAACCTAACGGACGGGAGGTTTTGTGAGGAACATGAGAAGCAGGAAAACAAACGCTACGAAACCTATGACCGTGACCCCGCAGTAAGGAAACGCTACGGCAGAGCATGGAAACGAATCCGTGACAGCTATGCCGCCGCCCATCCACTGTGTGAGAAGTGTGAGGCCGAAGGAAAACTGACAGCAACCGAAGAGATACATCACAAGTTGCCATTGTCACAGGGCGGAACCCATGCAAGAGAAAATTTAATTGCTCTTTGTAAGTCCTGCCATGCGAAGATTCACGCAGAAAGTGGTGACCGTTGGCATAATCACTGACCCGGTAGGGGTGGTCAAATCTCCGGGACCTATATCCCGTGCAACGGGCGTGGGGTTTCGTGTGAAAAAATTGCGAAATCAAAAGGGTAATAAGGCCCGCAGACAGAAAGGCGGTGAGAATCGTGCCAACAAAATCGAATAACACAGGCGGCCGTGGCGGAAAACGTCCGGGTGCAGGTCGTAAGCCGAAGTCCAATCTGGAAAAGGCACAGAACGGCAACCCCGGCGGTCGCAAACTAACGATGCTGGATATCCCCGATGTGGAAGGTATCCAGATGCCGAAACCAAATGAACTGCTCAGTGCAAAGCAGCGTGACGGTACGGAACTGAGAGCAAAGCAGATTTATGAGGATACATGGAACTGGCTCAATTCCATCGGTTGTGCGGGTTATGTTTCCCCACAGACCATTGAACGTTATGCCATGTGTGTGGCGAGATGGTTGCAGTGCGAGGAGATGACAAACGAGCTGGGATTTTTATCAAAGCATCCCACAACAGGAAAGCCTGTCACCTCCCCGTTTATCAATATCGGCATCAACTATATGAACCAGGCCTCAAGGCAGTGGGACAACATCATGCAAATCGTAAAAGAAAACTGTTCCGTGGATTTCTCCGGTACCAATCCGAATGATGACCTGGAACGACTATTGCACCAACGAAAGGGGTTTTAACCATGATTGAAAAAGTAAATCCGAGCCATCCGGACAAGGTGGCAGACAGAATCGCAGGAGCCATTGTGGATCTGGCTTATGCAAAAGAAGAAAATCCGAAAATCGCAGTGGAGGTTCTCATCGGTCACGGTGTGTGCCACGCTATCATTGAAACCACAGCAGATTTGAATAAGGCTGAAATCATCAGCGCCGTGCATCGCATCGCAGGTGTGATGGATACGGACATCGTTATCGTTCCCCAGGATAAGCACCTGTCAAACAATCAGAAGGACGGCATTCGCTGTGGGGATAACGGTATCTTCAAGGGTATGCCTCTGACACAGGAGCAGGAGGAACTTTCCCGCATTGCCCGTGACATTTACGGCAGATGCCCTTATGACGGAAAGTACATTATGGACGGTGTTCGCCTGATCATCTGCCAGAGCAATGTGGAAACGGCAGATTTGAAGAGACTCTATTCCGGTGCGGAAATCAATCCTCTCGGTGACTGGACCGGAGGCACGGATGTGGATACGGGTGCTATCAACCGTAAACTTGGCAGTGATATGGCTGACTCTGTTACAGGCGGCGGTCTTCACGGCAAAGACCTCAGTAAGGCGGATGTGTCTGTGAATGTGTATGCGTTCCTGAAAGCACAGAAAACCAAACAGCCTGTGCAGCTTTGCTGTGCCATTGGAGATGACACCATTGATGGCAAGCCTTATGCGGAAATCGTAGCCATTGCGAGAGAGTACATTCAGAACCTCGGTGGCTTTGAGAAGTTCGCTGAATGGGGTCTGTATTAAGGAGGGCGCTATGGGAAGAACAACAACGCAGATGGAACTTGTTTCCATTACAAAATTAGTGCCGTATGTGAATAACGCCCGTACCCACTCCCCGGAGCAGATTATGAAGCTCCGTTCTTCGCTGCGAGAGTTCGGCTTTATCAATCCTGTCATTATTGATAAGGATTACGGCATCATTGCCGGACACGGCCGTGTGATGGCTGCAAAGGAAGAAGGCATCGATGAAGTGCCTTGTGTTTTCGTGGACTATCTTACCGAGGCACAGAAGAAAGCCTACATCCTTGCCGACAACCGTATGGCGCTTGACGCAGGATGGGATGAGGAAATGCTGAAAATCGAAATCGAGTCCTTGCAGGGCATGGATTTTGATATCGGTCTTGCAGGCTTTGACGATGACGAAATCGCAGACCTTTTTGCCGGAGATGATAAATCCGATGTGGAAGAGGACGATTTTGATTTAAGCGATGCCCTGGAAAAGGCTGCCTTTGTGGAGCGTGGCGATGTGTGGACGGTGGGCAGACACAGACTGATGTGCGGTGACGCCACCAATCCCGATGATGTTGCTACGCTGATGGATGGCAAGAAAGCCAACCTTGTGCTGACCGACCCTCCGTATAATGTAGCCTTTGAAAGTTCCGATGGTCTGTCCATCAAAAACGATAAGATGGCAAGCGAGAAATTTTATGAATTTCTGCTTTCGGCATTTCAGAACATGGCTGCACACCTGGAAAAAGGCGGTGCTGCTTATGTGTTCCATGCCGACACGGAAGGCTTGAATTTCCGTAAGGCATTTATTGATGCAGGCTTTCATCTTTCCGGCTGTTGTATTTGGGTGAAAAATTCCCTGGTGCTTGGCAGAAGTGATTATCAGTGGCAGCACGAACCTGTGCTTTACGGTTTCCTTCAGAACGGCAAGCACTACTGGAGCAAAAACGCAGGCAGAAGCCAGACCACCATCTGGAACTTTGATAAGCCGAAGAAAAATAAAAACCATCCGACTTCCAAGCCTCTTGACCTTTTGGCATATCCCATCGGCAATTCCAGTCGTGAGAATTCCATTGTGGTCGACACCTTTGGTGGCAGCGGTTCTACGCTGATGGCTTGCGAAAGAACCAATCGCATCTGCCATACGATGGAGTTGGATGAAAAGTACGCATCGGTCATCCTCCGCAGATATGTGGAAGATACGGGTGATGCAGACGGTGTCTTTGTTATCCGTAACGGTGTGCAGATACCGTATGCCGACCTTGTGAAGGAGGTTGGCACAGATGAATAAGAAACCTATGACCCTCGGCAGCCTTTTCGATGGCTCCGGGGGATTTCCTTTGGGAGGCTTGATTTCCGGCATTACCCCTTTGTGGGCATCGGAAGTTGAGCCTTTTCCTATTCGTGTAACAAGCAAGCGTATCCCGCAGATGAAACACCTCGGTGACATCTCCACTATCAACGGTGCCGAGATTGACCCCGTGGACA